GAGACAAAAGCGGGCAGAACTCCTAAACGTTTTGAGGATTGGGTTGCCAAGCCTGCGTCATCCAGTTCGCCAACATCGCAGATTCAGGAATACAACTTCTATGTCGATCAGGAGACAAAGGCCGGTCGCAATCCGCTCTCTTTCGATGCATGGCAAACGCAGGACGCGAACCGTAAACGTGTTGTGCCGCCTAGTGTGGTGATTCAAACTGTCAACGATAAGGGTGAAGATGTCACCAAGATCGTGCCGAAGATTCCCGGCTCCGAATTCGCCTCTGGCCGTACGGCGGACATGAAGAATAAGGACGCCAACAGAAACACGACGGCACGCGCCATTGACGCTGCCCAAGAACTGTCTCGCAAGATTGTCCGACGTATTGGGCCAGCCCAACGCGCCGAAGCCATCAAGCGCGGAGCAGAGGCAGTTTTCGGCACAGATCCGGAATTCCGCACCTATCAGGATGCGCGTAAGTCGATTGCCGGAGCATTGGCTGTGGCTACTCAGGGGTCGCGACCGTCAGACGCTGACATTTTGCAAATCTGGCTCCCATTGGTGCCCGACGCCTACCGAGATACCAGCGAGAGCGCCGAAATGAAATGGAGAATGATCCGACAAAATGCTGGCCTGCCTGAATTCGGCTCAGGAGGAAATCCTGCCCTCAAGGATGTTTCCACCGACGAACTTCTAAAGAGGTTGATGAAGTGAGCGCAATAGACCCCGAGAAAAAGGCCATCGTTCAAGAGTTGCTGTCTCGTCGGGATACGTTGCCGCCTGAAAAGGCACAAATCGTTGACGAACTTGCGCTGCGTTTTGGATTGTCGGATGGCATGCCAGTCGATGCCACTCCAGAAGCACAGCCGTGGTATTCGCGTATGTTCGCACCGGCGCATCGCGATGATCCGGCCTCCGACGTTGCACTGAAGCAGACGGGCGCGATTCTCCGGACTCCTGTTGATATGTTCAAGGGATTGGTTGGCGCAGTTCCAGGCGCGATGTCCAGCGCGGTCGAATCGGTCAGCACTCCTGAGCAGGCGCTGAAGACTATCGCGACAGGTGGCCCACTGCGACCGCTAGCATCGAGTCTTGTTCAAGGCGCAGTCCATTCGGTAGCGCAGCCAGCAAGGCAAGTCGGGCGCGGCCTCGGTGAATTTATTGCGCCGAACACTCAGGGGCCGGAAGTATTGCCGGAATCTCCGGAATGGGCTCAGGCGGCGCAAAACGCCACGGTCAATGCGGCAGGTCTCGGTATGAGTAAGTTGGCTGCAGGCGGGCCGAAGACCGTTCTCCGTAGCCATGAAGGTGAAGCACTGCCGAAGGGTGCGGGTGTCTTCGAGAAAATAAAAGCCAAACTTCCGGCCAATATCACGGCTCCGAATCTCAATAAATGGATGGGCGTTTCCGCAGACGACATGATGCATGGGGCCGACCCTGGAGCGCAACTCATCAAAGAGGGACTGACTGGCGCATCAAAGGAAGCGACTATCGCCAAGGTCAAGCCTGCGCTGGAGCAAGCGGGCAAATCACTCGAAGCCAAACTACAGAAGGCGGGTGAGGCGGGCGTCATCGTGGACGCAGAGCCGACAGTCATGGATGCCCTGAATAATGCCACGAAGCGGATTGGGAAGCGCACGGATCGGGCCTTCCAAGAATCGTTGACCAATATTCTCGATGACATCTTGGCCGAATATCCAAACCTGAAGAACCTGACGCCGGAACAAGCGCATGCACTCAAGAGGCGCATTGGTGACAGTACGGCATGGAAGGGGAACCCATACGAAGCGGATCTCAACAGGGTCATGCTCGACATGTATGGCGGCTTGAATCAGGCCATTAAGAGCAAGGTTCCTGGTGCGGCAGCAGATCAACTTCGATGGGGTAATTTGTACCAAGCGCAGCGTGCGCTCACGCGTGGCGTTGTCAAGGATGCGGCTGGAATCGGTACGGGTAAAAATATTCCAACGCGGCTAAGAAAAGCCGGAAAAACATTGGCGAAAGGGGCCGCGATAGGCGCGGCTGGCACTCTCGGCGTCAAGGCGATGAGTGATCTCGCACAGTAACTAAACCCAAGGAGGCGGCCTGAATGGAACTGTTACCACTGTGGAATTAAGAACCTTCCGCATCCCCAAGAACCAGAAAGTCTTCACCGTTGCCGGTATTGGAGACATCCAATGGACCGGCAAGAATGGAATCACAGCCAACGATCAACTCTCGCGCTTCATTGACTACTCGGGCTCTATGGGGGCCTACTACATCGGTCTCGGTGATTACATCGACCCGCTCTCACCTTCCAATCGCCGGAAAATCGCAGCCTCCGGTATCTATGACACGGCCATGGAGGTACTTTGGAATAAGTGCCTCGAACTTAATGCCGAACTCTTCGAGAAGCATTTAAAGCATACGAAGGGCCGCTGGATAGCCCTTGGCGAAGGCCACCATTACAACGAATACGGCGGAAGGACCTCCGATCAGGAACTCTGCAAGCTGCTCGGCAGTGAAGACCTGTTCATCGGGACGACCGGACTCGCGCACGTTCCGCAGGCGGCGGCGAGCTTCTTCCACCTGCACGGGAATGGCGGCGGCGTGCTTCCCGGCGCCGGACTGAACAAGCTTTACCACCTGTCGGCAGGCTTCCCCGGCTCCGAGGTTTACATGATGGGACATAACTGTAAGAACGCTGGCGCTCGACTGTCGCGCCCGTATCCCGTCTATAAGCGCATGAAACTTGAACACCGGGACGTGTTTTTAGTGAACTGTGCGGGCTTCTCGAAGTCCGCTGTGGTCGGGCATCGCGTTGCCGGAATTACTAGGGGCAACTATGCGGAGCAGGCCAGCTTGCCTCCGTCCGCCTGCAATTCGGCTGTGGTGCAAATCAATCTCGGGCTGGAGCAAGACCATCCCTTTCGGATCAGGGTGTCTGTATGAAGGAAAAACAACCCAAGGATAAGGTTCTTCTGTCAGTCAACATGCTGATTAACCCGAAGACTCGGGCAATGCTGGCGGTGCTCGCCACAGTGAGAGGCGTTTCTATCACTGGCGCGGCGGGCGATTTACTGGATGAGGTTGTAGCAACGCCAGAGTTTAAAAAGAAGATCGAAGATTACTTTTAGCCTGAATTCCCGCTGACGACTCCTGCGGGATGCGGTCAACCAGAGCCGTGAGGGATGCGCCTATGTGGATCTCAACCGGCCTTTTTATTCTACTCAATGAAATTTTGGGCGTGGATAGCGATGACGAAGAAACCGACGAGCGAACCCGATTACATCAGCATGGACTTCGAGGACGCTCGCCGGTTGAAGTGGCAGCGCGGCATCACGGAGCACCGAAACGGTAATGCGTCAGCGTCATTCAAGGGGGAGCCGTGCCGCGAACTCCACCAGGAAATGCTTGACGCTGCCAACTATCTTGAAGAAATTGAACGAACGACAGGGGCGAACCTTGCCATCGCCCGCGCCATGGTCAGGTTTATCGCCAGAAACGTCCAAGCCATCCACCTGAAGCACTGAAGGCCACCTATTGTGATAGGCTCCCCGAATGTCGCAGCGTGCCAAACTTACTCTGCTGCTCGCGCCAGCAGTTTTCGGGGTCGCCTATCTATATTATTACCGCTTCGATTGCGGCCAGCCGTATATCGAAACTTCTGGAACATTTTCTCACGAGTCCGTTCCCTTTCGGGACTGGCAAGGCAAATGTTATCGGCGCTCTACGCATAAACGAAACGGCATTGTTGTCGGAGTATGGGTCTTTCCGAAGGGAGAAAAGCCGCGCCCTTAACTACTCAACTTCAGGAAGATCACACCCCATCATATTTAGGAGAGTAGGATTGTAACTACTACTTCCACCGAAGGTCCCCCAAGCATTACTAGCCGTTTTAGTTGCCTGGGCAACTAATCCATAATCATTGTAAATTTTTACTTGTAGTGTCGCGCCCGCGTAAGATCCTTCGGCTTGACTAAAAGTTGTTCGCGTACAACATGTGCAGTTGTTTAGCGAATGAAACAAATTAAGCGCTGCGTAACCTGGTCCTGGATCAAATGTTATTGACGCTGAGGCACTACCTGTTCCAACTTCAACCCAATTTGCGGCAATACATCCGTATGGGTCATCTTCTCCGATGCTTCCATTGGCGCGGCATTCATAAATTTCTGCGGCGGCAACATTCAAAACCACAACGAACAGCAGAGACAGAGCAAACAATAGTTTCTTCATTGTGAACATTTGCTTTCTGGTTAAGCGAAAGCCCACAATTCGGTCACGGCTGACTCGCGGGCAATCGCGGGTTATGCAACAGGTCCGGTTGGTGTTAGTCGCACCGACCGGGCCGCTTCAGGCAGACAGTCTTTTCTTCAGGCTCCAGAAATCGCGGACTATGGTCCATTCCGCCTCGTCCGTCATGGTTATTGCCTCAAACTTCGGAGCTTTGAATCTTTTTGTCAGGTGAATGAGCATTCCGCCCTCTGCCTTCTTATCGAGATCCAGATAGGCGGCGACCTGAAGGCGATGTGACGGCAGCAAATCATAGGTGCATTTGACATCAAAGATCGCGCCATCAATATGGAGATCCACGGCACCTGCAATCTCTCCGTCGTGGACAATTCTTTGTGATGAGACATCCTTAAACCCCTGCTTATCCCACCAGTCCGCAAACTTCTCAAAGAGTGACTTAATCTCGTCTTCCATGCTCACGGGAATTCCCGCAGGAATAACAAGCGGCTGGCCCGTGACGTATGCCGAGACAAGCGCATCGACCGCTGTACCGCGCTCTCTAGCATTCTCCACGCGATCTTCAATACCGGGCGGATACGTCGGCGGCAGGACATCGCGCATGACGCGACTGACGGATGTGCGCTCGGTGCCGCCGATCCAATAACGGTGATGTTCGCTACAGAGGTGAATCGTCTCGGAGACGACATCGCAGGTGCAGCTATCTTGGTCGGCCATAATTTTCAGCCTTTCTGCACGTCTTGCAGGATGGATGATGCCCACTCCAGTCTTGGCGATTCCGGTCGAATGCAATTAGCGGCTTAAGGACCCCACACTTACAGCATATTTTTTGATTGCCAGGATCGCCCCCGGCGTCAATAACACGCTGCCTCGCATGTAGTAGGCGATGGTATTTTTCATTCTCGCAAATCACTAAATTGCAATTTCGATTGTCGGATTTGATTCCATTTACATGGTGGACTACGGCTCCGGAAGGTAGTGGCCTACCTAGGGCCTTTTCAGCAATGAATCTATGCTCCGGTGGAGCCTTATGGAGAGCAGACAGCATCCTTGAAGAGTGCAAATATTTCGGATAGCCCTTCCATCGCTTATGGTTCAGGCCGCGATGCCATGACCAATAGCACTCATGGGAACAGAAGCGTTTAGGTTTGGTCAATTCCCGCGACCTAAATTCACTTCGACAGTACCCGCAGGTTACTGCGATGCCGCCCATTTACACGCCTGCGCTTTCCACTTATTGAATTCCTGTTTTGGAATCGACTCCGATGATGGGTTCCCATTCTTGTCCATGAAAAATTGTTCAGCCAGCCACTTGTGCCTTAATTCGTCCTGAATTGGCTGTTTCTGTAAATGCTTTGGCAGCGCCTCCCTGAACGACTTGGCGAAATTTGCAATCATGCCCGGATCATCCGCGATGGTCTTTAGTGTGATGCTCTTCTCTAGGGCATCAATCAGCGCGTCCGGCGGTTCATCGTCTTCCCCTGGCTGACGCTCCCGCATTGGAGGGGTCGGAGCCCCGGCAGAGACGCCCCCCTCCTGCGGTTTATCCGCAACCTTCTCCGGGTTAGCCTGCCCTTTACTAGTGCCGCCTTCCGGAGCCGCCACCATGGCGGGGTTGCGAGATATCGGAATTGGCGCGGTTGTACGCTGGATGTCCTGACGCGCCGATGGAATCGTTTCAATTTCCATTTCGTCGAGCATCCCGAGGCCGCAGGCTGACAGCGTGACGCGCCGCTTGGCCTTGGTCTCGCACTTCATCATCGCGTTGGCGCGGTTTTCGCCCTTCAGGTTCTCGATAGGCACGGCGCCAATGCTCTCGTCCACGCGACCGCTCGGGAATGATGCCTGAGCCGTGACGACATAGCAGCCCTCCACGACTTCGCGGCCAACAATCCGGACGCTGACTTGGTGGATGTTTCGCAGTTGATCGGTTGCATCCTTGCGAGCGTACAGCGTGAGTTTGCCGTTTAGTGTGATGTATTCAAAAGGCTTCGTCAGGGGGTTGAGCCCTACGGACTCACAGACGAGCCGGTAATAATTGACGCGCTCTTCAGGATTGAGACGGGCGAGATCCCCCTGAATGACAACGCGCTCGATAGCTTCAGCCTTTGGATTAACCGTTAATGCGGTACTCATTTCCAATACTCCTCTCTCAAGTCGGCGGCAATTTGCTGCCATTTCAGGATCTCGGCATTCAGGTACGCGATGTCCAAGTCCTGCTCGGCGATCCTGCGCTTCAAAGCTTCGATGCGGTCCTGCTGGTAGTCGGTGAAGTTTGGCAGGTCTCGGTTCTCGACTTCACGCAGCGGGGTCATGATTTCTCCTTCAGCCCGCAAGCCTCAAGCAGGCGGCGGCGGATGGCGGGATCATGGCCCTCGTCATTGTCAGCAGCGGCGAAGAGCTTTCTTCGATGGTGCAGCATTTCGAGAGTTACTAAATCGTGCCGCCTGACTCCAATTAGTCCGCTCACGAAAAGAAACGGACAGTCTTCGCCTTTGCAGACAATCTCCCCTCTGTCTGTGAGCGTCCACTTTGTCTTCGGCAGCAACTTCAAAAACTCGCCAAACGTCATCCGTCGTCTCACAGGGCCTCCCGATTCAAATATTCCGTGCATCGCTTGCACATCAAAACGCGAGAATGCGGCGTCTCGACAATTTCGCACTCTGTCTCGGCGCGGCATTCGCAGCACCACACTTCAAGGATGACGGGGTGCCCGGCGTGGTCGATGTCCTGGTTGTGGAAGATCATGCGGCACCCGTCGCTTTGGCGATTGCCTTCAATAACCGCTGAATCTCAGGCGATGTTTCGTAAGCCTCACGCGCTGCTTTTTGATGCTCATGCGGGAGTCCGATTGAGTTCCACGCCCTTAGTGACTCTAGGGCAACCTCGCATGCCTCCAGCAGTTCCGGAGCGGCGGCGATCAGGCGGGCGTTGGCGGCTTGTTCTTTATGATTTACGTCGTCGTAATCCACCTGAACGGCCGGGCCATCAATTTCAATCCACTTATCGGCTCCGCTGTATGGCCACACCTTCCACGGACCTTTCGTGTAACTCATGCTCTTATCCTTTCTAAGCACGTCGGGCACACGTCGATTTCGCCGCGATACCCGACCGTCGCGTCAGCATCCTCAACTGTGGTCAGCGAATCGCAGCGGTCCCCGCAGTACTCACAGGTCAGGTAGTCTTCGGGGCATCGCCCGCGCCCGCCGAAACGGCACAGGCACGAGAGCACGCTTTCGCGGTCTACAAGGGGGCGCATTGCTTTCCTCCATGGTCAGGTTTTCTGCCTTCGGACTAACGTCTTTCGACCGCCGACTTTCGCCGCTGCGAGCGTTGCGGCTACTTCGAGGCCAGAACCCAACCACCACTTTCTTTATTCCATTTTGCCTGTTTCCGTGGGAAACTAGTCAGAATGTAGGAAGGATTCTACCGGATGCTGAAGTCTATGACAAGGACAAAATTTATCGAATTGTACGAGAATCTCGCGGCCATGGTAGACGAGAAGTTACGGCAGTTCGTTGCTCGTGAGGTCAAGCACATGCGGATCATCTACTCGGAGACGCATGGCGGCTTGAGTCAGGAGAAATTTGCGGATAAGGTAGGAATCGCCTGGAAGACCATTAGTAACATTGAAAAGGGCGAGCAGGTTCCCGGCGTCGATACGCTGAACCAGATCGTGACAGCCTGTGATTCTAATTTGGCTGAATTTTTCTCTAATGTCATTACGCGCACCGAATTAGCGTCGATCAAACTAACTGACAAGGACGAAACACGCTGGATCGAGTCCCTTATTCGTGGATTGTCGAATCCGAAGACTCGGCGGATCGTTCAGAATTCCGCTGAGAGTGTTTCCGAATTCCTCGCGCTCCTCGAAGCTCAATAGTTTCGCGCACGAATTCCATATAAGCATGGACCCGCTGTAAATCTTCAGGAGATCCCTGCGCCTGAATTACCTTCAGGTCAGCCAACACCATCATCGCCAGTTTCCGCATCCTGCCCCTCAAATCTTAAAACGATTTAATGTGGCGCATCATACACCGATATAGGACCCCCGTCACCGTACGTTAGCGTACAAAAGGTCATTGTCCGAAGGTGCCCCCTAAAACCGACTCGGGAATTTTCTTATGGACGAATAGTTCCTACTTCGGTAGGATGCTACCTGACATGAAGACGCCGAGCCAAGAAATTGACAGCCTTCGCCGTAAGATGGAGCGCCAGAAATTGAGCGTTCCGCAACTGGCGAGGTTTTCCGGAGTTCACAAGACTTCTATCTATGACATGTTCGCTGGCCTGCACTCTCCTACCCTCCGCACGATTGACCGCCTGAAGGAAGGACTGAGCAGAGCCGCCGAATCCAAAATCGCCTGAGACTGGAGGCTGAAATGTCTGAACACTTCTTTGACCGCGCTCAAGCCCGCGTCGAGTGTTTTTGTTCCTTTGTCGGCGCGTCGGTCTTCGGTGCCGGATTCCTCATCTTCTCCTATTGGGCGCTAACCACGCCCGACCTGCTTGTCGAGTTCTTCTTCGTGCTCGGGGCGCTGTCGTGCGCCATGGGCGGGCGCTACCTGCTGCGCGAGGCAATGAGCCTGGTACGGCTACTGAGGGCGCGGTGAGCGATTCAGGGCAGGGGAGCGGGGAAGGGAAGCCAGTCTTCCTGAACGCCAAGCAGGTTGCGGAACGCTACGGGGTCAGCCGACAGTGGCCTTATCACGACGCTTCCATGCAGAAACTCCGCATCAAAATCGGCGGGCGCGTCATGTGGAAGCTGTCCGACCTTGAAGCGTTCGAGGAAGCCAGCAAGGACTGGATGGATCGGCCCTGGGTGCTTCAGTGGTTCAAGCGACGGGCCGACGACGAACGGGCGAAGAAACTCAAATTCTACATCGTGTAACCGTGTAATGCGTTATGCGACATTCCTACACTCGGAGGCGGTATGGGACTGCAGACTGAACTAACTGATACGAATAGCAGAATTAACGGCTTGGATGGCGGACAGAGTGAGCATAATGCATCTTTGACGACCTTCGACACGAATAAGCACTGCAACATAAAACCAAATGCGCCGAAACAGATCCCTCCCATGTCGGAGTCCGACATTGACAGGTTCTTGTTCTATGTCGATGTCCGCGAGCCTGATGAGTGCTGGCTGTGGAGGGGCGGCACCAATGGTAAGGAGATCAAATATCGGTACGGCAGTTTTAAGATCGGCAAGCAGACCGTTTATCCCCATCGCGTTGCCTACGCATTAAAACACGGCAGCATCCCGGCGGGAATGACTATCGACCATTCCAAGGCGAAGGGTTGCACCTCCAAGCTTTGCTGTAATCCACGGCATTTGGACGCAGTTACCCACGAAGAGAACCTTCGACGCACACGTAGTCCTTACTGTCGGCGCGGCCACCTGAAAACCGGGAAAGGCCGCAATTGCCTCGAATGCAGCCGCGTGTGGGTTGAGCGATTCCGCCAGAAGCATGGTCTTGCCGAACTCCAACGCTCTCAAATTGACCGCCTTGCGTTTGGGGTGAATACCGCGATGGAGCCTGGGCTGGAGTCGGGGGAGTACCAGTGATTCCCGATCCCCGCCTGCCATGGATTAAGGCGCTGAAAGTTGGCGACGTGGTGAGAACTCCTAGCGGTTTACTCCGGATTGTCCGTAGTGCCAATCATGGACCACAGCGAAGCTATTTCTGTTTCACGATCAAGCACTGTTCGTGGACTACCCGCTGTTACACGGTTTACACCTCGACCGACTTGAAAGTGATGGGCTGGAGGCCGACCGGGAAGCGCGTGCGACTCCGGGGCCACTTGGATTATGAAATCGAGCAGAACATAGGGCTTTCACTGAAGGACTCCACCTTAAATTGCTGCAATGTCGAGGGCGTGTCATGAAGCGAACAAACCACTGGCGAAACCAGCAGCGTCGGGCGGCGGATCGCTGGCACGCGTGCGAAGTCTGCGGGGATGTCTATGGCTGCGATGAATGTTCTGAAGCCCTAACGAAAAGCCTGCGGCGAGTCGTCTCCGGGCGGAATCGCAGCGATGGAAGCGACAGTATCGCGCTCTATTCGCGGTCAGGGTGGGTTCATCCGTTTCTGTGTGACCAATGCCGGAAAAAGCGAAAGAGGTCGGCATGACCTCGCGCATTCTGCGCCTCGTCAACGGCTTACTTGCGCTGTACGGCATTGCTTGGGGGTTCCGGGAGTTACTGTGAGGCCGCTCGCCATTGATCTCTTCTGTGGCCTTGGCGGCTGGACTGAAGGATTACTTGCAGAGGGTTATGACGTGGTTGGCTTCGATATTGAGCGGCGTCCGTATCCGGCGCAGTTAGTGCTCCAGGATGTTTTAACGCTGCACGGCTCGCAGTTCAAAGACGCGGCGCTGATTGTGGCGAGTCCGCCGTGCCAGTTCTTCAGCTACATCGCGATGCCGTGGACCAGGGCGAAGCTGTTGGGCGCCGTTACGCGGCTGTGTCCCTTGCGGATTGCCAAGGAGCTCGAACTCTTCAAAGCGTGCTTCCGGATTCAGCGCGAAGCCTCGGAGGCGGCGGGGCATCACATTCCGTTGGTTCTCGAGAATGTGCGCGGGGCTCAACCGTGGGTCGGGCCAGCGAAGTGGAATTACGGATCATTCTATTTGTGGGGGGACGTGCCAGCATTGATGCCGACGACGTTTAAAGGCTTAAAGGTCCCCGGCTTCCGGTTCGACGGTTCGGGAGGCAGTTTTCAGACGGCTTCGGTGGAGTTAGTTGGAATTAAGGGGTCCGTAGGGTCTGAGCGGAGGCATCCGAACGCCCTGGGTTGGAAGATCCCGAGCACGTCATCGCATTCACCCGCCCGCAAGCAAGCATCCGCAGAAATCGCGAAGATTCCATTCCCGCTCGCCAGGCACATTGCGTCGGTTTACAGGGAACAATACGAAAGGAGTTTATGAGAAACGAGACTTTACGCAACGCCAAGGCCGAACTCCGCAAATGGTTCGCATCACAGGACAGCGCCTACCTGACCCGCGTCATCGACGAGTGCAGGGCGGGCACGTTTGGGTTTATCGATAGCTGCCATTGCATTGTCGGCCTTTTACCGGACAAACCGCACTACGGATTCTATTCGGACTGGAAGCGTCAGCACGGGTACGCAGGCAATGAAGTATGTCCGGCGGAACTCGGCTTAATGCGAGTCGGATTCATGGCTGATGGCGGGGAAAGTGCCCAAGAACTTCGACGGCGCAACTTCACGCTCCCCCTCGTCTTAGCCGAGATCCGGCGCCGCACCAAGGCCGCGCAGCACGACCGTGTTGAGGTGGTGAAGGGGTTCTGAGTTATGACGTTTGCGGAATGGTGGGCTCAACTTCCTCAAGCCATGCGGCGTGGCGACAAGGCCCGCGCTAGGACCCGCTACGACGCGATCCAGAAGCGCGGCGAGGGCAAACTACTGACGCTCGCCTACGATGCCTATATTGCCGACTGTAGGGCGAATCCCTGGCGCGGCTACCTGTACGCTTCGACCTTCCTCGGGCGATGGGAGGAGTACATTCCCGTGGCCTCTGGCACTGGGAATGGTGAGCACGCACTGGGGCCCGGTGAGCATATTTGCCGTGTTTGCGCCCCGCAGCATTTCTGGAAGCACGTAGGCAACTGCGATCTCGCCTGTTTAGGAGAAACTTACTTTACCTGTCCGGAGCAACGCGAGGCCATGCGGAGGGCAATTAAGGCCGAAACGCGGCAGGCGAAAGCAGGCGGGCTTTTCAGTGAATAGTTCTTTGAATCGACGCGGTAGTTTGTGCTATAAACGAAATGCGGTTGGCTCACTTGATTTTGCGCGTAAGCCTGAGTCGAGGACAGCCTTCCAGTCGGGTGCCAGCCGCACGCTAACTCAGGGCTGGGGCGTGGATTCTGACTGGAAGACTGCGACTGCATCCTTCCTGCTGAATTTCCAAACACGTTTCACCAACCGAGTAATCGGCGTCTATGTGGGTAGAGGTTGTCAGGGTGAAAGAGACAGCGATAATCCAGCAAACCGGAACAGCCACCGAGGGGATCAACAGCCAAGCCCGTCGAGTGAGAGCCACGGAGTTTTTAGTCGCGCTCGACCTTTTGCCGAACCTTCGACGGGCAGGACGTTAAAAGTTGTTGACCCGCGTTTATTTGGAAACGTTGTAACCGTTCGAGAAGCTGACCCAGAAACAATTCTGGCTCCATACCGGGCAGTATTTTCTGGAGACCGAAGGGTAGGTCTCCGTGTGTCCACTTCACCACCCAAACAGTAGGGGGTTAGAGGGTGCTTCAAATCTACTTCGACGGTGCCTGTGGTCCGGTAAACCCTGGAGGGAAAGCGGGATGGGGATGGATTGCCTACCGGGATGGGAAGGTTGTTAGTCAGGAATACGGATACGTGGGCGAAGGGCCGGAAATGTCCAACAATGTGGCCGAATATTCCGCAATATTAGCCGCTCTAATTTGGGCCAAGTCCTTCGATGAACCTGTCGAGTTTCGCGGCGATTCCATGCTTGTCATTCGCCAGATGTCCGGTCAATGGAAAATAAAACGGGGGCTCTATGAAAAATACGCTCGTGATGCGTGGCGTTTCCGGAGATCCAATCATCGGTATACGTGGATACCTCGGGAACTGAACTCCGTCGCTGATGAATTGTCCAATCTCGGCATGAATTGCGAGGGCGAAAAATTCGGCGTCGATAAGGAATACCAGGATCGCATGGTGAGGGAGTATGGCGCTTAAGCGTTGGGACTACTGCGCGGCGGATCGCTGTATTGTGCGCTTTGAGACGGGGCACGGGAAGCGGTTTTGTTCGACGGCATGTAAGTTGGCACAGGGGAGAGCCATGAAGGGAAGGGCAGAAGAGGGGGAAGAAGTGAAGACGGTTAAGGCGTGGGCGATTCAATGGGTATTGAGCAAGAAAGTTTACCGCGTGGCACTGGACGAGAACTTCAGGGACCTCCGTAACCAATACGACCCGGTGTATTGGAATATCGTCCGCGTCGAGATTCGCCCGGTGGCCAGGAAGCGCGGAAAGGCGCGGCGATGACGCTGAACGAGAAAATTAGCAACTGGTTTGAGCCGAAGCCGACGTGGATTAAGACGTGTAGTGGCGGCATCGAATTGATTCTTTCTATTGGTGGTGCTTGGCTTTGTCCTGAACGCTGTATAACTGCGACCGGAGAGTCTGATTCGTGCGTCCAACACATTGCCGTCGGTTGGGACACCGACGAGGCGGCGAATGCGATGTTGTTGGAGGCTATGCCCGAGCCATCTATGTATCGCTCGACAGGGAAGTTGTGGCGCGTTCGGCCGGATGGTGGCAAGGACGATTCATTGAAGGCCGAACATCTTGACCGCAAGATCGCAATTCGGTTGGCGTTCACGAAATGGGCGGAGATTGAAAAGATTTAGTTATGTCAAATAGTCGGTAAATTGTAGCAGTCCTGCGATGGCGTTGGCCGTGACGCCCCAAGGGGCCACCGGAAGAAACCGGATAAACAAATCGCTGCTACAAACACGGCCATTATTAGGAGTAAAGCCATGACCGACCAACCCACTTTTGAAACGCTGCTAGACCGTTACGGACAGGCCGAGTTTGAGTGCGGGCATTATGACGATGCGTCTCGGAAGCCCGCAAGAGAAGCCAAAGCCGCCCTCGTCGCCCACATCAACACGAAGGACGAGGAGATTGCGCGGCTAGAGCAGCAGAACGCCGCGCTCCGGGATGTGTTGAGCCATCTTATCGTGGAGATCGGGTCATGCCGTTGCCATGAGGCTTTCACAAGTCGGCGGCTTGAGGACCCTGCGTGTCAGTTTCATCTATATAGTCACATCCTCACGGAGCAACTGAAAGCGGCCCTGAAGTGAAACTTCGTAACCGTCAGGCGGACATGAAGCGGCGGCTTAAGACTCGCGTCGGGCTATGCCTGAAGTGTGGCGAGCGTGCGAAGGGGCCGTTTTGCCCGAAGTGTATACGGCGGATCGCGAGCGCGGAAAGGGTATGGTGGAGGGGGATTGAGTAAGTATCGGGCGGTACGTACCGAGGTCGAGGGGCACGTTTTTGCTTCAAAGCGCGAAGCATTCCGCTACCAGGAACTCCGCATCCTGGAGCGTAGTGGATACATCACGGAACTGACCTTACAGCAGAAGTTTCCGCTAGTCGTCAATGGCGTGAAGGTTTGCACGTATATTGCGGACTTCTGCTACCTGGATATGCAGGGGCGGGCAATTGTGGAGGATTCCAAGGGGATGAAAACGCCCGTGTATCGGCTGAAGAACAAGCTTTTCCATGTGCTTTACCCGAATCTAAGGATCTCTGAGGTATGAGTAGTGACGAGACGGGTTCAAATGTTGCTATTTTTATGCGTCCTCGGGGCTATCGCGTTCGGCGTTTGGCAAGGCTCCATAGGTGCCACTGTCTTTATGTTTGTGGTTCTCCTGTTTGTCGTTGAGTTCCTGTATATGGAGCGCCAAAAGTGAACTCCGACCGCTTCAGTCTTTTAGACTGGCTACTGATACGTGAACTACGGGCTGAAATACGCCGGCTTGAAGCGATCCTAGACAGGATCAGGCCGGATTGGAGGCAACTTCTATGAGGATTGAAGCCACTTGCCCCGCCTGCGGTTTCGGCTTCTGTGATGCGGAATTGTTAAGCCTCCACAGAGGCGCACGGCATGTTCAGGTGAAGTCCCAACATCAACAGAATAAATGTGAGTGTGGCGGTATCAAGTCCTCGCAATCGACCAGGTGCCGATCGTGTTGGAATAAACTGAAGACGGGCAAGCCGAAGGGCTGGAAGGTAGGCGAAGGCGGACAGCGTAAGCAGCATGTTTGCGCGTGCGGCCGGCCGATGTCGAAGCAGGCGCAGAAGTGCGTAACATGCCGATGGGGGCAACCGGCGCCGGAGACCAGGCGATGCTGTGTTTGCCTTAAGGATAAGCCATTGAACGCGGTTCACTTTTACAGGAACGTGGCGCGAAAGTGGGGATACCGGAATGAATGCGCGGAGTGTATGCGAAGCGAGAGAAGGAAAACCCCCGAGGGTGAGTCGGGGGTTTGAGGGGGTTAGCGCCTGTATGCGGCGGAAATGATGTGATCCAGCCCGAGGCGTTCCGCGATCTTCCACGGCACCTTCTTTTGCATGTGATCCGGTAACCGAGAAAGCCGCATAGCTGCTTCGGTGGGCGTATCCTCACCGAAGAAACAATTCCAGTGTGCCGTATGCCGTGAGGCATAGCGGACGTAATTATCCTGCGGTTCGATCATGTCTTTGCATTTACGGCAAGTCATTTTGCTTCCTTTCTGTCCTTGCGGACCTGTGCTCTTCGTTTCAATTCAGCGGTACGCTCTTCGGGCGTCATGCCAGCCCAATAGGCGGAGACGGCATCGGACATCGCCTGAGAGCGTTCGGTTGCGGTCATACGGGAGGCTTTGGCTTTGCCTCCCATGCGGCCCAGGTTCACGGCGTTGGGGTTTTTAGGCATGGCGCACCGCGTCAAGCCTTGGCGTGTGTACAACATCAAGGCTGTCTTCCAGCACGTTGTACGTGCCAAATTGTGCCCACACATAGACATTGCCTGTCTTGGTACCGCCACGGATGAGCGTACCGCTCCAGCCAAGCTTCTTGCAGAGCGCGAGTGCAGCCACGTCGTGCGGCTCCCTGGCGTCATCGTGGTATGAAACGAAAATTGTTGTGTCGCCGTCTGTCGCGCTGATACGTGAACCGCGAGTGTTTGTTGGTCCGTGATACTTCGTGCTGATAGCCTTCATGTTCATGCCTCCGTTAGTTAGAATCGCTGTTCCTCAATCGTGCTGGTTTCGAGCCCGACCGCCTTAAGACAGCGGTCAAGTAGGCGACCGTTAAAATTGCTCACGATAGCCTTGCGGAGATCCATACCGGCGGCTAAGTCTTCGTCGACATTTGCCACGGCCTGAAGGTATTGCCCGAGTGCGTAGGGGTTATACCCACGCTTGCCGAATTGCTTACGGTCGTACTCCGTTACGGCGTGAGCGAGTTTGATATGAACTGCGGTCATTATGTCTGTCATGGATGCCTCCGGTTAGTCTAAATTGGGGATTTATATACATAACTCCCTAATGAGTTTCGGTTCATGGGTTTGCCAGTCATTGACTAGATACTCCATTCGGCGAATTCTCTCGACCGTCCACAGTGGAAAACTGGAGTCAAGTGAATCCGCCTGAATGTTAATCGCCTGTTTGATTTTCGTCTCCGTGCCAGCTCTGGCGAAATGGAACCGCTTACAGTGAATTGCAGCCACATTTCGCCAGTCCTGAGCGTCACGTTTGAAGGCGTCCGTTCCTCCAAGAAATAGACCGTCGAAGTGGTGAATAACTTCCTCAACTTCCCATACCTGCATCCCGTCTTGAAGCGCCAAATACCAGGGCCAACCAGTCGGCAACTTGTCCAGCCATCGCATTGAAAATTCCAATGACTCGCGCCCACGGCCGACCAAATCAGGCACAACGGCCATGTACGGCGGATACGGCTGATCCATTGCAATGTCGAGCGCATCTCGATACCTCTTTTCGTCAAATGGTCTGCCGTTCACCCAATCCAGATATGCCCCATTGTCAAAGCCGCTACGATGAAAGTTCTCGCGTGGCTTCGAGTAGACATACATCTCACCCCAACCGTGCAAGTCGCAGATTCTTCTCACAGATCGGGCAGGACGTTCGCCTACGAGAACTCTGATTTTCATTTCCATATCCCGAGTTTCCGATTTAGCCGCTTGTCTTCCAGCAAACCTTCCCGAAATTTAGCGTTGTACTCCGCGATTTGTCGGCGGCAGTGATCGCAGGTTTTCCTATCAGGAGGGCAACCGCGCCACTTACATCGCGAGCAAATCGGTGGCTCTTTCATTCCGTCTCCACCCAGCCGCCATCGCCGACTTCAACTCGAACGGTTAAGGGTCGCCGTGAGAACTGGTCGCGGAACCATAAGGCCAAACGCTCGGCAGTGGCCGGTTCTCCGATCACTGTTTCAAGTTGGCGGTGATCGACTTTGTATGCAATACGCTCCAATTCACGTCTTAGGTCCTCGAACGGAATGGCTCGCCCGTCAACGCCCAAGAAAGACTCGGCAATGACTATCACGCGATACGTATGCCCATGCAGTTCTGTTCTCGGCAACTGATGGGCGCAGTTAATCGTCTGCGAAACGGAAACCTTCATCGTCGGCCTTCACAGGGAGTCATGTATATAATTCCCCTAAATTGCGTTGATAGATCCGCGTTCCATCGAGACTGAGGTACGCTTCGGTAAAGCGAAAGGCCGACGTGTTCCATAGGTGGATGTATTCGGCTGCGATCTCGCGAGAGATCCGACCTTGGCGCAGGAGTTCATCGACGCGACCAAGGGAAATCTGCTTAAGGTCGTCAATTGTTAGGGTTTTCACGTTATTTGCCTCCATTTGAGCAGACGTAAAGGATTGCGACATCGACGAGTTTTCCGCCGACAAGGAAAAGTGCAGACGAGGTAAAGGCGCGTCGTTTTTTCCCGTCAATCGAAACCTGGCCTTCAAGGACATATCCCGATTCCCTTGGACGCGACATTGTGCGGAGTCCGTGAAGAATCGCAGTCGGATAGTATGGCGAGAAGTGGGTTTCATCTACCTCGGTGTACTCGACAGCCAAAGCAGTGTAGGAGACGGGAAGTTGCCATGGTCCGTAGGTTTTGAGTTTTCCGCGCAGTTCACCGGCAGCTACGGCGGATTCGGGGAAATGGTAGTCCGTTGACCATGCGGACTCAGGCCAAGTACGGCGGGCGATATGTTTTTCGGTTTTCACGTTGTTATTCCTCCCAAGTTTCGATGTTGACAAGAAGGAGATCGCCACCGGAAAAGATGAACTGTGCGGGATAGTCGCACACGTTGTCATTAAGCCATTCGATGGCCTCATCCTGCACTTCGGGCTGGAATTCGTCATCATCCTGAAGAAGTGCCTTCCGCAATTCTTCCGACCCGTCGAATTCATGGATAAGGTCCGCTAGTTTGCGTGATGCGTGGTCACTGCCGTTTGCGCCATCGGCATAGCAGCCGAGGTCATTGATTCCAAGCTTGCCTTGACGTGTCATTTGCTTTCCTCCTGTTATCGGGTTGTCCAATTTTTGATTAGCGATTCCACTGCAATCTGCTGGTTGCCAATGATGACCCACGCGGCATGGCGGTCTATGGCGTCAAGAATCAATTCTTCAAGGGTTAACGCTGGCCCGCCGAGAATGTTTCTGTAACGCGCTACATCTTCAGTCCAGTCGTAAAGGTAGTGTGGAACCATAGGGTGCCTCCGGTAACAGACGTAGCACTAAGCATGCCAAACTATTTCCGGGTGGAATGAAGCACATACGGAACACGCGAAACCTGACTTTGTAAGGAAATCCGACACTCGCCGGCGAAAACCTCGCCTAAGTCTAATACTTACCGCTACGTAAGCGACCTGTAAGCCAGGCCGACACTTGTAAGGAAAGCCGACATTAGGCGCGTGCGGTATAATTGGTCTATGGACTACATGGAAAGCCGCAAGTGTTTCACGTGGACTCGGGACCAATTGAATCGCGCTACCTCGCCATTGGTTTACATCTTTCGGGATCGGCAGGGAAAGCCGCTATACATCGGCAGTAGTTATCACGGAATTGATCGGCCACTTGGGCGCGTACACCATCGTAGTGATGTCCGTGAGTCCTGCCATGAGATTGAATTCATTTGCTGCAGTTCTGAGGCCGACGCTAACACACTGGAGCGTAGACTTATCTATGAGTTAAAGCCTAAATACAATCGGACCGTCGTCAAGAAAACCGTGTCTATCCGCGCAACCAGACGCGTCTCCCGCGACGTAAACCTGTCTCTCATTCGCAAGATCATTGAACGGCACCAAAAAACCAAACCCTAGCAAATACTTCCATGCCGTGCTACCCTCCATCCCGCAAGGACGCGGAACCCCGAGGAATGCGTTTTTTCTTTCCAAGCTTCCTTGCTGCCGCAGGCCAATTCTTCAATCATTTGACAATTCACGGCTACGTTTCAATAATGAAGCGTGACCTACCGCGAAGCTCGCTACATTGCCGAACGCCTCAAGGGTTCCGGTATGGCAACCGCGATTCGCAAAGCGGGACTACCGAAATGGATGGAAACTCACGCAGGTGAGGCTATCGAACACGGCGAAGTTAAGCGCGTTCTTGAGGAACTGCAAGCGCGAGCCGTGAATCACGCGCTCTCTGTCGGCCTCGCAGACGCTATCGAGCTCCACGAAGCAGCAACCGAACGATTACGCGGCGATGTTGCGGACCTGTATGACGAATCCGGCGAACTGAAACCAATTCACGAGTGGCCGCTATGGGCTCGCCAAGGTGGCGTTGAGATTACGGACGCACCCAACATGGTGCCATCTAAGGATGGCGATAGCGCATCGTGGGATCAGGTCGGAAGGAAGAAGATCATCAAGACGCTGCCTCGCGAGAAAGCGTGGGAGATGTTAGGTAAGCTTAAGGCAGTCGATGCCTTCAAAGAGCAGCAAAAGCATGGGGACGTCAACATCACAGTCGTGACAGCCGAACGAGCACGCAAGGTGGATGCGGCATTGAAGAGAATGCAGCGCGTCATTCCGGCCCAAGCACAACCTGTAGTGGACCACAAGATGTTGGGGTCGGGCATACCTGAAGAGAGCGCGAGCGAGAAGGAAAGTGCACCACAAACGGGCGACGATCCAACATCCTGTAGTGGTTCGTAAGTCTATAACATAAGACAAGTTATGCGACATTGAAGAGAAAAGCATGCTTACTTCCGGGGGTTTGATCCTGAAATCAGGAGGTAACGGGGAAATTGGCCGGCCTGGTACCGGCAATGGGTCCCATCCCCTTCATATATGTCAGTCAGATCCTGAAGTGTGATTTTCCCTATAAAATTTGGAATTTCTGGAGGAAAGATGGTTTACGAATATCGTGGTGAAACGCTGTTCAGTATCAATGGTGATGAGATTAAGTTTGAAGAGGGTGTGACTCGCGAGAAACTTGCGCGAGTTGTTGTGGATGCAAGCCTGCTCATGGAGGATCTTTTCGGGAAGATTCGTGAGGCGAGAGCGGAAACGCTGGCTCTGCTATAAAATTTTTGGAATTTTGGTAGAAAAAGGTGGCTCAATTTTTGGTACAGAAGTCGGCGGAGGTTGCTGAATTTCTCGCGCATAAGAAGTGGGTGTTGGGGCGGGAGAAGGCGGCAAAGATGACGGAGGCAGCGGCGCGGCGGTGTGTGGAGAAGTTAAAGGCGCGGGATGGCGGGAACCCGGTGGTGGTCCCTCTGTGACGGACAAGGAGTGGGCGGAATTAGCGAAAGAGTTTCGGGAGAAGGCGGAGGCTGCGGCGAGGGAGCAGCGGGAGCGGGAGAAAGAGCGAAAGTTGCAGGAGGTGACTCATGAGTGAATCCGCATTACCTCCGGACGAGATTTGCCCGGAAGAGCCGTGGGAGATCGCCATGCCACTGGAGCGCGTGATTCCACAAGATGTCGTGGACTACGTGATGCCATCTGGAGAGATTTTCAGAATTAAGCAGCCACGGCGGATGGAAATAGAGCCCGACTCCCACCTGGGAGCGGTGGAGCCGTGAGTTACAAGGTTGAGGGCTACGTTGTGGACATCCCGCCGTATGAGGGTTTGGGCCACCTTATAGGTCCTTTCACGGAAAAGAAAGACGCGGAGGCCGAGGGATTGCTTTATAAGGGTGCCCGCATCATCGAAATTGTTTCAGGAAGCGAAAAAGCATGACCTCACACGATAACCCGTTTGAGCCTGACGAGGAATATCGGCGCAAGATGGAGTGGAAAACGGCCTTTCCTGCGGTGATGGCTAAGTGTCCATGCGGAGCCAGACTTGAGGCTGATAGCGTTCTCGGTCTGGCTATGCATGAGCACTTCAATCATTGCTGGAAGTTGAAGCAACTTCAGGCTGGCGAGGTGCCGTTTAATTGGGAATCCGATCAGCCCGACGACGCGGCCTTTCTCCGATCTTGCAACATTAAGGTGGACGGGTGAGCGGCGATCCGTTTGACGCAAAGAGCAAGCATCGCCCGGATTGGTGGACTCCCATTATTCTCTATTTGGCGTTTATGCTTTTTATCCTATTAATCGGCGTGGCCATAAAATCTCGCTGAATGATAGAACGCTCTATACCGCCTGACGCCTTCTCTGGACCTGAGAAACTTCCTGCTTCATCGGGCCCTGACGACGAGCGACTCCTTCAAGCAATTGCCGAAAATAAGTGGTATCCCGAGCGCCTTGTCATGATTCTTTGGGAATGGGGCGAGGGCGAACTATCTGGCGTGGAGCAGCCTGACGAATGGCAATTGACCGAACTTCGCGAATTGGGCGAAGACATGCGGGCCTCGAACTTCAATGGCGTCGATTCGGTGAAAAAGATCCTGCGCGTTGTGGGATCAGGGCGCGGGATCGGCAAGAGCGCCGACGTGGGGATGACGGTCACAATCATGCTCGCGGCATGGCCTGACGCAAAAATTACCGTCATGGCGAACTCCGGGGATCAGTTGGCGACGAAAACGTGGCCGGAGATCCGCAAGTGGATGCGCCGATCGGTCGTCGCGCACTGGTTTGAAGCGAATTCGAGCATCATCTACCGTCTTGGCGCCCGCGACTCGTGGTTTGCGGTGCCGATTACATGGAACCTGGAGAATCCGCAGGCATCCGCCGGTCAGCAGAACATCGGCTCCGTGAACATGATTATTTTCGATGAGTCCTCGGAGATCCCCGACAAGATTGCGGAGGTGGCGCTCTCGGGATTGACGACCGGCCTCCCGGTTGCGCTGGCACGCGGCAATGCGACGATGGCGACCGGGTTTTTCGCGGATGCCCTGTCGGGGAAGTATGCCTTTGGTCACTGGAAAGCAAAATCCATTGACTCCCGGACCTGCCGATTTCCCAATAAAGAGGAACTCAGCGAGGCGATCAAGGAATACGGGATTGACTCCGACTACGTGCGCGTGTGGATTCTCGGCCTGCCCCCGAAATCGAACGCGGCGCAGTACTTCGATGAGGATTTAATCCGGAAGTCTCAGACGGCAAAAAATAAGGGCCTTCCCGACGATGCCTTAATCGCCACGTGGGATGCGGCCTGGGGCGGCGATGACTCAAACGTGGTGCGCTTCCGGCATGGACTGGATATGTGGTCGATCCCGCCGATTATCATACCGGGAGAGCAGACACGGGAACCCGAGTTCATGATTGCGAAGTTGGGCGAGATCATGACGAAGGATTACAAGCCGGCGGGAGCGAATAAGCCTGTTAAGGTTCAAATGCTGTTCACGGATTCTTCGGGAATCTCGGCGCCCGTGTGTACCCGGTTGCGGTATTTAGGCATCAAGAACATCATTGAGGTCAACTGGAACGGGCATTCCATGAATCCCGCGAAGTGGAAGAACGTCAAGGCCATGATGATGGAGCGATTCCTTCAGTTGCTTCAGAATGGCGGCTCGATCGATGAGTCGAAGAAGCTCGCGATGGATATGCGGCATATCATGCCGAAGCGGTACATCCCGCTCCAGTTTGAAGAGAAGGCGGAAATGAAGAAGCGGCTCGGGCGGTCCACTGACGAACTGGATTCCCTGATTATGAGCACCTACATGGAGGTGGTCCTGCCCGAAGTTGCCGCCAGAAGGCTTACTATGCAGCAGGAGCCCGGATACACACCCGCTTCGGCCTATTCCTGATCCATCGCATCCAGTTCGGGCCGTTAAACCTACCTCGACGACAGCACATTCTCAGCACCAATTTAAAAGGGCCGGATGCGACACCGGCCCCCAAGGAGGTAATGGAGTTTTCGACTGATTCCCCCCTTTCTACCCCACTTCATAGAAATTAACTATCAAAAACTGCTTTGCATAGGTTATATCTATCGGCGTGAAAAGCACTCTGCCCGCCAAAGGGGAGGACCCCATTGCCGCAAGCCTGGACGATGAAAAAATCCTTGAAGCGTATCGGGCGGCGAACCAGGAACTTGGCGAAGAGGTCATTGAAGCGCACCGCGAAAAATTCTCGTCCGTAATCTGGCCTTTTCACATCCGCCGTTACGGGTCCAATACTCACTACTCCGGGAAAGGACGAAAACCTTGAGGTTTCGTCCCAACATTTCCGGGTTTTGCCTTGACTGCTGGTGGCCTGTCGATATTGAGCGGCGCGACTCTGAAAATTTTGATTCCGATTTTGTGGTTATTTGCCGGAATGAAGCCTGCAAGCATTACGGCAAGCGTTTTGAATTCCCTGAAATTCAGCTTAAGGAGGCCCATGAAGAAAAAGGGCAAAAAGAAGGGCTGCTAATTGCCGAAGGGTGAAACCAATTCGATCTCGAACGAAGACGAGATCCTGAAGGAAATTCGCGAGTTCCGAGATTACGCCTGGAAGCGTTCTGAGAAGAACCGCCGTGAAGCGGATCTTGACATGATTGCGCTTTCCGTTGATGGCCCATGGCCGAAAGAGGAACTTGAAGCGCGTGGCAAGTACTCGAAGGTTGAGAACCCGCGCCCCTGCGGCCACACCGACATTATTTCCCCGTACAACAATCGCGTCGTGAACCAGGCGCGGATGAACCCTCGCGGCGTAGATGTCATCCCTAACGGCGAAGGCGCGGACAAGAAAACAGCGGAACGGCGCGAAGATCGCATTCGCGGGATCTCCTACGAGTCTCATGCGTCTCAGGCCCGGTTGACGGCGCTCCAGAACTCTGTGGATCGTGGTATCGGCTACTGGCGCGTGGATACGGAGTATGCCTCGCCGCGTTCGCGTAACCTGAAAATCGTCGTTAAGCGCATCCCGAATCCGAATTCCATCTTAGATGACCCCGATTGTCAGGAAGCGGATCGCAGCGACCGGAAGCAGTTACTCGCAACGCAGTGGATTACGAAATCCGAGGCAAAACGCCGCTGGAAGAACATGAAAGACCCGGATGTCGAGATTCAGGGGTTTTCCGCCGCTGAGTCCGTCTCCGTCACGGCATGGCTCCGGCCTGATTCCATCATGTTTGCCGAATACTGGAAGGTGGAGGAGCAAAAGGAGCGCGTCCTGTTCTTTGGCGGGAATTCTGAAGGCTGCTTTGAGTCCGAACTTGAGTCAAAGGGACTCAAATTAGACGGCGACACCATTACCGACTCTCAGGGCCAGCAATTCCCGCTTGAAGACGAGCGCGAAGGCACATCTAAGAAGGTTTGCCAGTATTTCACCAACGGGTTTCAGATTTTCGAGAAAAAGCCTTGGCCCGGATCAACGATTCCGTTTCCGACCTGTGTTGGGCGCGAGAAATACGAAGGTGACGAACTCGTCATTGAGTCCCTGACGCGCAAACTTCGCGAGCCGAACCTGAATTTCGACGTTTCCGTTGCGGGCGAACTTGAACAGTTCGGCATGTCCACGAAATCCAAGATCATGGTTTCCGATAAGGCCATCGAAGGCTACGAAACGCAATGGAAGCTGGCGCACCGGAACCCGCAAGCCTACCTGAAGTACCACGAGCGCGATGAGCAGGGGAACCAGGTCCAGCAGCCGAAAGAGATTCTCTTTCAGGCGCAAATTGAAGGTTACGAGGTCGCCCGGAACAGTTTCATTCGCGATGCTCAAAACGCGGCGGGAATGACGGGTGTGGACCAAAAGCAGCGGCAGAGCGAGTCCGGCGTGGCGCAGGATAAGATTGACGCAGCGGCGGATACCAACAATTTCCATTTCATCGACTCCTACCTCTCCGCGATTGAGTTCGAGGGCCGCATTGAGAATGAGTTGCTCGCGTACATCGAAGATTCCGAGCGCACGGTCGGATTTCAGACGAAAGACGGGAAGTACAAGAGCGAGAAGATTACGCCGTATCCGGATCAGCCGCATCCTTACGGCCCACCGGAAGGTCACAGCGTGACGATCTCCACGGGGCCGGATTCCGTCAGTCAGATGGTCGATGCTCAGAAGTTTGCGGAGTTACTGACGAAGAATCCGGAACTCCTGACCAATCCGCTTTCGCCACTCATCATTCAATTGAAGAACCTGGGCCCCGTTGGCGACAAAATGATTAAGGTGGCGACGGCGCTTCAGCCGCCTCCGGTACAGGCCGCATATGCCGATCCCGAAGGCCAGCAGGAGCCGACTCCTCCGCACGCGGTTGCGGCAATTGAGCAGTTGAAGGGCATGGCGCAGGCGTTGAATGCTCACGGCGAAGAACTGCAACAGAAGGTCATCGAACTCGAAGACGAGAAGCAGGGGAAAGTTGTTGATAACCAAGGGAAAATGGCGCTCTTGGAGCGCGAGTACCAACTGAAGAAGATGCTTCAGGACGATCAACAGGCGTTTGAAATGGCGATGATCGGCAAGCAAATGGAGTTAAAGAAACTCGAAATTCAAGAAAAGTTATTGATGCAGTCGAGGGATTTATCGCATAAAGGGGAGCAGGCTAGCGCCGACCGCCAGCATGCTTCGCAGGAAAGCGCAGCGGATCGAGAAGCCGCCGCCGCAAGCCAGAACGGGACTGGCGAGTAGAGTTTAAAACTTTCGTTGCCGGGGTTGCTCCCGCTGCAACAGCCAAAGAAAGACAAGGGTCCGCTCTCTGTGCACAGCGGAGGGCCGGACCCTTTTTCTTTGGCGCATCGAAGTCCGATAAGGAGAACGAATGCCCGAAGACGTTATCACTGCGGAAAACGTCGCCGCACCTGAGCCTATCGCACCCGTTGAGCCCTCGTCTTTCGCGGAGGTCATGAATTCATGGACTCCCGAAGAGAGGTCACATTGGGACAAGACCGGCGAAGAACCGAAACCGAAAGAAGTCACGGCAACTCCCCCACCGGAGCCCGATACGCCACAAGAGCCTTTGCCCCAACAGGCAGAAGTTAAGCCGGAACAAGGCCCCGGCGAGGAAGAGGACCACGAACCGGAGTATTACGGAACCCCCGAGCAGCAACGGAAACAGCGTCAGGCGTTTGCCCGAAAGACACGCCAAAACGCTGAACTCAAGGCCGAACTGAAACTCCTGCGCGAGCAATATGCGAGTAAACCTGCGGAGACCGCTCCCGCGCCCAAAGCAGAAGTTAAGGCACCGACAACGGCATTGCAGCGGCCCAAGCCGCCCAAAATGACCGGCCATGAGACCGCTGAAGAGTGGGACGCGAAGAATGAAGCCTATTCCGAGGCGCTTGCCGATTATTTCGAGCAGGTAGCCGAGTCGAAACTTCAAGCCTTCCGCGCCACATCCGAGGCTGACCGCGAAACGGCAAAATTTGAGGCCCGCGTTGAAGCGCGGAACATCAAATCCGCGCCGTACTTCTCGGAGGACTTTCCCGCATCCCTGGCGATGAACCACGTTATCCGGTATGACCCGGATGGGCTCGATTACGTGCCGAACCTCACAAAAGAGGCCGGCGAGCGGATTAAGGCCCTGACCGACATTCCGAATTTCGACAAACTTTTGGTCGAGAACCGCGACCGTGCGCTTTACCTCTTAGGAGAAAAGCGGGCGACTGCCAAGTTTGAGATGCAAAAACTCATCAAGCCTCCTGCCGCTCCGGCTCCGAATCCTAAACCGATAACCGTTACGGCTGCTCCCGCGCCTGGAACTCGCATCAGCGCGAATACCTCTGCCTCCGGCGACCCCTTGAAGGAAGCCTACGCGGCTTACGACCGCACAGGGGACCACAGGTACTTGACTGAAGCGATGCGTCTGGAAAATGAGCGCGAGCTTGCCGCTTTGAGGCGTTAGGAGCCTCGGAGATTGCCATGGCTACTCATGTTTATACCGACAAAGTGTCGGCCAAGATCGTCAGGCTTGTGAAAAACAACCTGATGATTGCCGACAAAATGACCAAAAAGTTTGAGATGGAGTTCGAGGACAAAGCCGAACCCATCGGGCAAACACTTCGCGTCAAGAAGCCGCTTCGCGGCGCCGTCGTTGACGGTTCCCTGTGGACTGGCGCGAACATCGAACGCAAGTGGGCGACTGTTGGCCCCTTCCAGCATTTCCACATTCCGCTGCAAGCCGGCGTTGGTGAGCAAATGTTTGAAATGGAGCGCACGGACGAAGCGCGGGAAAAGAACCTCTTCGCGCCTCTTGCCGCGCAGCTCGCGCAGGAAATCGACCTGCGGGCGGCTCGCTTCATCGCCCTGAACACGACCATGCACGTCGGCGTTCTCGGCACCACGCCAACTTCGTTCGACACGTTCGGTTCGGCCACAACCCGCATCGACGAGAAGGACGGAAAGAACGGGAAACTGCGAGCCGGAATGTACATTTCGCCCGAATCGCATCGTTCCATGGTGTCCGGTACGCCGAACGCCATCAACCTGTTCAACGCGGCGAATGGCGAGCGGATTTTTACGGAAGGCGTCATCGGGCGCTATTCCGGTTACGACATCGGCACAACCATGTCGCTCTACTCCCACACCACGGGCGTCATTGCCACCGTTGCTTCCATCACGGTCAGCGTGTCCTCGGTGGACGGCGATACCAGCATCGTTCTCGGCTGCGCCACGGGCGACACGATCAAGGCTGGCGACTACATCACGGTCGCAAACTGCGAAGACGTGAACCCCTTCACGCGGGCCTCGCTCTTCCGCAGGCGTCACCTGACAGTTGCGGGCGATCCCGGTCAGACCTATACCGCTGCGGCGAACGTCGTGACGGTGCCCCTGGTTGAGCCGTTGTTTGGCCCCGGCAACCCCTATCAGAACATTTCCCGGCTTCCTGTTGCTCTGGACGCGGTGACCTTCAATGACGGGTACACGATGACCGACGCGACGGCGAAGAGCGGAAAGATGGGCGTCACGTTCACCAACGATGCGTTTGCCATCGTCGGCGCGAAAGTCCCGAGCCCGAAGAAAGGCAGCTTTGAAACGGTGTCCAGCTACATTGATCCCGACACCGGAATCAATATCGCCATCCTCGGCTGGTACGTGCCGGAAACACTCGAATGGCGGTGGAGAGCCGACTGCTGCATTGGCTTCGGCAAACTGCTCGGTGACACCTCTTCGGCTGTTACCGCAATCGGGGCGTAAGGAGAAAAACCATGAAAATGAAAACACTCTACACGCTTTTCTTCGTTCTGGCCGCGACCGTAACGGCCCACGCGCAATCGGCTCCCGTGCGAACCACGCTTTCGGGAGCGATGGCAGCGGGCGCAACTACAATCACCGTTGCCAGTGCCACGGGTTTTGCGGCTACCGTCAACGGCACCAACGCTTATGTCCTGATTGAGAAGGACTATCGGCGCGTGACCGCCGTTTCGGGCACCACGATTACCCTTCAGGCGCAAGGGGGCGGGCCACTCGTGGCTCATCCTTCGGGCGCAACTGTGGTTTTCGGTCCTGGCGGTAATTGGGATGCAGGCACCGGACGTTCCTCGGGCGTATTCCTTCAGAGCCAGCCGACCGGAACCTGCACCCGTGCCACTCAGGGCTATCAGCCGAACTTCGTCATTAGCGGCGGTCAGGCCGTGGCGATGGCGGACTGTCTCGGCGGTAAGTGGGTGGCAGGTACGTTGCCGGATGCGGTTCACCAGGAACCACGCGAGTGCAACTTTCACTTCACGCCCACAGTGGTTTCGACCACAGGTGGCGCGGGAACCGTCTACGTGTCCTCAATCGAGATTCCCTACAGCCGTTGGGTGACAGGTCTCTCGGTCCTGAACGGAGCGACGGTCGGCACTTCGCTGACGTTGGTGACGCTGTACGACAACGCGGGAAGCCTGCTGGCGAATGCATCGACGGCGGGAATCTCCGGCGGCACAGCCTCAACGATGTGGGACATTTCCTTCACTTCAGCGAGGTTTATCACGGGGCCTGCTAGGTACTTCGTCGGCGTCCAGAACACGGGCGCTACGGCGACGTTCGGCCTTGCGGGTTCGCTGATGTCCTACGGCGACATTGTAGGGAACGCGAGAGCGGGAACCTTCGGAACTCTTCCGGCGATTACCGTTCCGTCCACGTTCACATCGGTCCAAACGCCGGTGATGTGCACCTTCTAACAATCCTTCCGGCCTGTCTTCGGATGGGCCGGAGTTTTTCGGAGGTCTCGTGAAACGTCTTTTTTCTGTAGTTCTCATTCTCGCATTCGGCGTCAGTCTTCTCTTCATCGCGCCGACTCCCGTAGTCGAAGCGCAGGCGGGTGTTTGTAGTCAGTCGGCAACCATTTCGTTGGCGAGCGGCAGTGCTGCTGTACTCGTCTCTGGATCTGCTGGCGGCTCAACCTTCGTTTGCGGCTTTGTCGTCTCAGCGGACACGCTGGCAACGACCGTGCAGTTTAGTCGTGGCACGGGCACGGCCTGCGGCACCGGCGGGGTAAACCTTGGCGGGGCGATGCGGTTGTGCGACGAGTGTAATATCTCGTTCGTCCACTACCTTCCGATTTGGCAGGTGACGCCGAATTACGCCACACCGAACGTCACGCCGGATTTCTGTATCACTACGGCCACGGGGGCGGTAACGGGATTCCTGATCTATGGCAGGAGTCAATGAAGTCAACCCTGCTGGCTATTGTTCTCGTCATTACGGCGGCGGTCTATGCCAACTCGCTGACGGGAGCGTTTCAGTTCGATGACGTGGCGGTTCAAGGCTGGCTTGAAGGAACCATGACCGATTTCGTCGCGAACGAAATGGGGATCGCGCATCGGCCTTTGCCGTACTTCACCTACTGGATTAATTACGTGATTGGCGGGGCGAATCCGTTCGGGTTTCACCTCGTCAATCTCTACGTTCACCTTGTTTCAGTGGCGCTGGTGTTCTTCCTGGTTGACCACTTGTTAGGGGGTGATCCAATCTCTGCGGCCTTCGGGGCTCTCCTGTTCGCGGTTCATCCGTTCTTCTCGTCCTCGGTGGCCTACATTTACGCGCGTGGTTCCATGATGGCCGCGATGTTTGTCTTCGCTGCGGCGCTCGCGGCGCTGAAGTTGCCCGGAATCTGGAAATGGGTCGCGACTCCGGCCTTTCTCGCTCTCGGCGTCCTCTGCAAGGAAGAGGCGCTGATTGCGCCTGCGCTCTTTCTCGGCTATGCCATCATCAACGGGCATAAGACGGCGGCGAAAATACTCCTGTGTGCTGCCGCTCTCGGTCTCGTCGGGATCATGTTCACGGCCCCTTACGTTCAAACGATTTTCAATACGCCGCTATCCAACGAAATCATGCCCGTGCCGGATCTCATCATGAATTACGGCGCGTGGCCGACCGTCAGTGAGCACTTGCGGGGCGTTCTGAATGGATACGCTTTTCATACTCTCGGAAATCTTTTGGTGCCACTGCATTTATCTCCTGATCCGGCGATGGTTTTCGGGCGGCAATGGATCGCGGCGGTGGCAATTATTCTCGCGATGGCGGCGCTGGCTCTATCCAAAAAGATACCCGTAGATATCCGAATGGCGCTATGGGCCCTGCTCTGCTGCCCGATTCTCGGCGCTTTGGTCATCCTTGTTGCCGAACCGCTCTTTGAATACCGCGCCTATGTTCTCGGTCTCGGGGTCGCGCTCATGGGTGGGGCTCTATGCCGACGCCTCCAACGGCTACGACTAGCGCCTGTGCTCGCGGCCCTGACTATCGCGGCACTTGCGGCGGGCACTGTCCAGCGAAACCAGGCGTGGGCCACGGTGATCGACCTCTGGCAAGACGCGCACGATAAGGACCCGGCCAAGAAACGCGCCGTGTTGAACCTCTCGGCGGCTTTGATAAAGGCGAGGCGCCATGCTGATGCGGAATTACTGCTCCAGAAGACGCTCGACCGCTATCCGGCGTTCCGTGCGGCCCATGTGAACCTCGCAGCGGTCTATCTGGAAAACCAGAAGTGTGAAGCCGGGGAGTTCCACGCGCGCCGGGGCGTACCCGTACCGCTGGCTTACACATACATTGCGCTCTGCGAGACGCAGCGCGGCAATTTTGAAGGGGCATTGGCGAATGTGGACATGACCATCAAGTTAGACCCCGAAATGATCTATGCCCGAGGGGTCCGCCTGAGTCTGTTGAAGGAAATGGGGCGCGATGCTGAAGAACTGACCGCACTTGAAACCCTTGTCGCGGAGCATCCAAAGGACCGCATGGCGCACACAACGCTGTCGATGGCGTACCGTATGGCGGGATACAAAGACTTCGCGGAGAAGCATTCAAAGATTTCCAAAGAACTCGCAAAGGAGAACTAATGGGGAAAAAGCAAACGGCTGAAGAAACTGCCCGCGCTGTGGAGGAATACAAGAACTCGACGTCGGGGCCGAACTTCGCGACCGCTGAATCCGTTGCGGCCCTTGAATCGCAGTTACTAGATGCGATTTCGCGGATTGCGAAACTCGAAGCCGAAATCAAGAAGTGCCGGAGGTAGGCATTGCCCTCGCCGCAAGACATCATCATTAACGCGCTGCTCGACATCAACCGGATGGGAGCGGGCGAGTCTGCGCCGAACGCGGAAGATAACGCGCTGGCCTTGAGCCACTACAACCGCATCGTTGATCGCTGGCGGGCTCTCGGGCGCATGAGTTATTTCGAGTTCTCGCAGTCGTTCCCATGGACTGTCAGCAAGGCGACAGGCTACACGCTCGGGCCGACCGGCAGCGGCGCGGACTTCATCATTACGGGCACGGGTACGGCGGTGCGGCCTCCAACCATCAATCGCGCCAAGCTCGTACTCTCGGGCGGCTATGAGATCGACCTGCCAATCATCTTTAAGCGCGAGTTTCAAACATGGTCGCTGCCGTCAACGGAAAGCGGTCAGCCGTTGCGGATCTACTACAACCCCGGCTTCCCGGTCGGCACGATCTACCCGCTGCCGTATCCAGTATCGCTGACGGACGAACTGAAGTTGTACTTCGGCTCGCAGTTGGAAACCATCACGATGGGCGGTGACACGCCGACGATTGCGGTCAACATCGACATGCCCCCCGCTCTTGAAGATGCGCTGACGTTTACGCTGGCCGAGCGCCTGTGTACGCCTTTCGGCAAGGCCGTGACTCAGGAATTGAAGATTCAGGCGCATGGCGCACGGCAGGTTTACAGCCAGTTGAATGATGCGGACCCCGCGTTCATCGGTACGGCACTTTATGGCCTTGAATGCGGCCCGAACTATGTGACGACTTACGACGGGAGATAAAAATGTCAGTTAAAAGCTACCTCAACCCTCAAAACCTTGCGATCCAGTTGGCGGACATTTTCACGCAGGAACTAGAGCTACTTGCTGAACTTGGAACGAATTGGAGCCTCTACCGAGTTGGTGGTGGGCTATTTTGCGCTATTCGCACCCTGACTCATGCCCAAATTGTGCCGCTGCGTACTACTGCCGTGGAAATTGCTCCCGCACCTGGCCCGCGTAAAATTATCGTTCCGGTAAATGTCTTCATATCGACCAGCATAGCCACGGATTACACGGGCATTGATGCGGATGCTCGAATTGATTTTCTTGTAGGAACGAATACCCCAATTTCTTCGGCCTATAACGATGCTGACGGCTCTGTGAGTGGTCTTTTGGCCCCGACCGCCAATTACGGCGAAACCGCTGCATTCGGCATCGGAGGAATCCAGTCTATTGCCGATGCGGCACACTCTTCGTCTTCTGGTATGTATGCCAATGGGCTTGCGAGCGCCATGATGAATGCGCCGTTTCGTGTAAAAGCGGCGAATGATGCGGATTTTACGGCTGGAGCCGCCGCAAACACCATGACCGTGCGCGTGAATTTCACGGTGATAAGTGTTTAAGCCATGAAAGTCGCTCTTCTGGCTCTTCTTATTGTTCAGCAGCGGCCCGCAACCTGCACTCCCGGCGTGGCCTTTTGGGACACGCAGGTGAAGGTGCTCTATCGCTGCTCGGCGCCGAACGTATGGACGCCATACTACGCGCCGAAGGGCGTGAATTTGCCGCCGATTCCTCCGGACCCGACACCGCAGCCCCCGGTGAATAAGCCGCCAACGCTGACGATGACGTTCGATCCGGCACTACCTCCAGGCAACGTCATTGCGGTGAAGAACCAGAAGATTCTCCTGAAGATGACCGACGATGCGGGCGTGGTGTGGACCGAACTCTACCGCAACGCGCAGAAGGTTTGGGAGGGCGACGAGACGACACAGAAAACCTACACTTGGAACACGCAGCCCTACAAGAAAAAGGGCGCCGTGACATGGCGAGCGGTAACGCGGGACGCCGAAGGCTTGACGGCGACCGCTGAAAAAACGGTGACGGTGAAGTAATGGAGGCGACTGCGCTTCAATGGCTGAACCTCGCGATTAATGCCGTAGGTGTGGCGGCTCTCGTCATCGGCTCCGTGAGGGTCGGGCGAATTTTGGAGACATTGGAGGCGCATACCCGCGAACTGGAAGAGAACCGCGAGGAACATGGAGAGATTTGGAAACGTCTTTGGGAGTTTAGGCGATGAACCCATTTGATCGTGCAGTCGGCTTTGTTCTGGCCCATGAGGGCGGGTATTCCAATGATGCCCATGACTCGGGCGGCGAGACCAAGTTCGGGATCTCGAAGAAGGCATATCCCGATGTGGATATTCCGAAACTCACGGTCGAGGACGCGAAGGGCATCTACTTCCGGGACTACTGGCAGCAATGCCAGTGCGGTTCTTTCCCGCAGCCGATTGGCTTCGTGCTGTTTGATTCGGCGGTAAACCAGGGGCCACGGAAAGCCATCCGGATGCTGCAAGAGGCTCTGAAGGTTCAGCAGGACGGCATTATCGGCACCGAGACCTTGCAGGCGGCGCAGCGTGCGGATGTCGAGTACATCACGGCGCAGTTTGTAGCACGCCGCGCTTTCCAATATGCGCTTCACCCTTCGGTGATTCGCTACGGGCAAGGATGGTTTAACCGCTTAGCGGAATGTCACCAGATGGCACTGAGAGAGAAGTGAGGACTGAATGATTGAATGGATCAACTCTAACGGGATTCTCTGTCTGATTGGCTATTACGTGCTGATTTCGACTCTCGGCACGATGCCGGAACTTCCACACGATGCCAGCTATATGCACAAGTGGGCATACGCAGCGGCCCACGCGCTTTGCGGCAACATGCAAAAGATGGTTTCTTCGCTGAAGCCAAACGGTAACGGAAAACCAAAGGAGTAAATGTTATGTGGCCTATCTTTTTGCTGCAATCCGCGCTGATGGCGGCGGCAAGCACGATCAAGAATCCGAACAGTAAGAATGCGTTGCTTTTGAAGGCAACATTGAAGGCTCTCTTCGATCAAGCTAAGGCAGTTTGGCCGGACGACTTTAAATGAAGCGATTTGTCCTCATTCTCGGGCTCGTGGCCTCGATCTCCAGCCCATTATGGGCACAAACGGGCGTCAT